TCCTTAGCTATACGTCTTAGGAATGCATAGTAAACTATCTGTGTAAAATAAGCAAAAGGATTTTTAGATTTAGTTGGATCAAAATTATCAATGTATTGTATACAGTTTTCTATACCATCACAAACCATATCATCCTTATACATGTAGTTGATGAAGTTCGGTCTATACGACAAATGAGTAGCAATCTTTAAAAAGCAACTCCCAATATAATTTCCTACTCTAGGTTTTCTTTCACTTTTCCAACCCTTTAAAGTTTGAAACTGCTCATCAGGATCCATGTCAGCAAGACCTTCAATCTCCTTTACAGCAGCATTATATACTCTTTCTTTGTACTTAATGATAGCAGCAAGAAACTCCTGGTTATCAACATAGTGTTGTTTCTGCTTTTTTATTTTTTTCATAAGTGTCTTGCTTTGTATATATTATATCAGGGCTTGACACGTTTGTCAATTTGATGTACACTAACCGTGTAAGGGTTCAGGGCAACAAACTAAGTCTTAAATAATTTTTCAAATATTTTTCTATAATCATCTATTTTTCCTAGGTAACCCATATTGGGTTTGGGATCAATTTTTAAATTATCTTTTTTTGGTGGTTTACCTTTATTTTCACTTTGAACAAACGCTTCATACATGAATGTAATTTCTTTACTCATTGAAGAAACTGTTAAAACATCTTTTTCTCTTATGATATAAAAATCCTCATCAGAAAATTGCATCCATTTAGCAAACCCCACTCCCCGAACATTGCGACCTTCATTATCTTTATTATTCATAACTACTGTTGAAACAGGATTTTGAACAAAGCAAAGTGTTTCTCCATTATCTTCTGTAAGCACTGATTTACCTAGTACTTCTTCTCCACTGACGAGTTTGAAAACTCCGTAAAATTCTTCTTCGTGTTTTGCGTAACTAATCATCAGATTTTAATTTTACATCTATGAGTTCATAATTAAAGTTTTCTTGCTTGTAGATTTTAACTCTCTGCATCAAATGATTCAATGTGTAATTATTCCCACGATCAGTAGAGATGTCATCTGCAATATCATATAATGTTGCTACCGTTTTTCCCCTAGATTGTCGAAGTACCCTCCCGATAGATTGCAAGTTTCGGACTCTTGACTTGCTTGGAGAGGCGAATATAAGGTTATGCAACCGTTTAATGTTAACACCAGTACTAAAAGTCCCATAAGAGGCGACAATAATGCCATTGTTTTCAGGAGTTTCATTTTCAATTAACCTCCTGATTTCTTCACGATCATCAACATCAACTCCTCCATAAACTAAATGTACTGGTCTATCAGTGTAATTATTTATCATATCATACAAAGGGAGACCGTGCTTCTCCACGTAATTGAATAGTACCAGCGTGTTTCCCTTTAAGTCACATGCTAAGTTGCGGATAAATTTATTACGATGTTCATGCTCACAGAGATAATCCATTTCATCTTGGTATCCTTCAAAAATCTTTTCTTCATGCTTTAACAAAAGAATCTTTACTTTAAGTTTAGAAACATGTCCTTTCTTCATTAGATCAGATGTCTTTGTAACCTTTGAGCATCTACCAAACACACCTTCCAATACTAATTGATTAGTATCCGATCCATCTAACGTACCAGTAAATCCATAACGATACTTACAACTATGCAACTTAGACATTAATCTAGTCAGTGATTTTGCTTTAAATAAATGAGCTTCATCACCAATCACAACATCAAACCTATCAAAAAACTTTCGTGGTTCCTTATATAAGGACTGCCAAGTTGATATAACTACATCATGGTCTGTATATTTTTCTTCACCAGCATAGATTTTATGACAGTGATACTTAGTATTCCAACCGTACTCTGTAAAATCTTTATACATTTGTTCGACAAGAGATGTAGTTGGTACTATAATGAGTACATTCCTTTTAACATTTACATGAAACCGAACCAATGAATAAATCATTAGGCTTTTCCCGCTTGCAGTTGGCGACAATAGGAGTGCTCTGTTGTATCGTAGGCACTCGTATATTGCTGCGTACTGGTAGTCCCGAACCTTCAATCCCGAAGGAAGACCCAGTGCTTGAACAAATCCAACTACAGACTCAGGAGTTATTAAATCATTCTGATCCTTGGGATGCCCAAAGTATTGAGATTCCTCGAACTGATAATGATATCCCCTTTCCTTTGCCCAGTCAGTTAGATAATCTACTAAACCGCAATAAATCTCTCCAGTAGCAGGTGAGTATAACCGTACCTTACCGTCCCAACCTTTGTATCTCCTCGTTCTTTGCATGTATTTTGCAGAAGGGATTTCAAAGGTAAAAAATTCTGCTGCCTCTTTATGAAGATGAGGCTCCGCTTCAACTTTTAAATAAACTTCATTCTTCTTACGAATAAGGAGGTCCATAAAACCATGCTACAATTGATTTTCTAACTCCAGATGTGATAGGTCTTACCCTATGCCATTGATCACCTTGGAAAAAAATAGCAGACCAAGGTTTTAACTTAAAAGTTTTATACCTTGGGTCTGCATCTGGTCTATATATCTCCAAATCAAACTCCCCTCCTTCATAGTCATCATTAAGGAAAAGAGACATACTAATCTTTCTAACCATTCCCCTGACAGGTTTTGGATGTTGATCCACATGCCAGTCATAAAAATCTCCCTCCCCATAGATACCAAATTGTACAGGTTCTATACCTGCAAGATTCAAGTTCCAATTAGCAGATCTATTAATCTGTTTAGACATACGCATAAGCATAGACAATAGATCCATATCTCTTACCCACGCTACTTCAGAACTTCTAGTTGATCTTTGACTGCTGTGTAATTCTCCTTTAGTAAATTTTAAATCTTGTGATATTGCTTTTCGTACTATACTAATTGATTGATTATTGAAGGATACTTCCTTGTAAAAATTTCCATAATTCATTACTAAAAACCACTTTGAAATTTCTTCCATTCAATAGCGTTTTTAATATGATAGGTACGATTATTAATCATACGCAAAACGCCATCTAAAAAGAAGATCACTTGGTCTATGTATTCAATCTTATACTTAAGTTTTCCAATATCCTCATCTGCTTCAATAAACATCGAGATCTCTTCCTTAGTGGTAAGTTTAAGATCAAATGGAATCTCCTTATAAACAGAAGATGGTGCCTTACCTTTGTAGTACAACCACTTCTCTTTGATAAGACGTTTCATTTCAATATCTCTTTCCTTTTTCATAAGAGAATATTGATTATGAAACTCCATATACTTCATATGAAGTTGAGGAATTGCCAAGGAATCATTATCATGTAAATCCTCATCTAATTTAGAATCAGATTTCCACATGTCTTGCAATGTTTCTAAATTCATAATATATAAAAAATCAATAGGTTATCTTCTTACTTGTGAGTTTGTATTTCTGATTTCGTATAGTGTATATCTAAATGTTGTTGTTGCAGTAAAGTAATCATTATCACCACCAGTAACATCGAATGGTAATGATGATAAACTCACAGGAAACATATCCTTAAATACAACATCAAAATTTGCAATGTTATTATTGTTTAATACTTGTAGTGTAGCATCTGAAAATCTAGGATCTTCTGAAGGACTATCCGCATATTTGTTTAACCATACTCGCCTTTCTTTAAACTCTTGAGGAGTTCCCAATGCTCGCATCCAGTTATGGATCTGCATATAATTTCTTAAATCTTCATCAACAATAAACTCCATAGAAAATTCACTATAACGCATGTTCCCTTCAACTGGGATAGGAACTAAACCCCTAGTTGGAATCTCAACTTGTCCTAATTCTACAGTAGGAATTTCTGCTTTTTGACACAAGAAAGAAACCTTTCGTGCTTTATCCAAAATGAATAAAAATCCTATTGGAGAAAGAAAGTTTCTATTCGTTAATTGGTCTTCGTACCAGTTTGCCATTAGACTATTCTTGTTCCAATAATATTTATGCACCCAATAAAAAAGGACTCCGAAGAGTCCTTTATATTCCTTTTTGTGTTCTTTAAACCAGAATCTCTTTACAGATTCGTTTACAACTGGGCTGATCTGTCTCGCATTCGATTAGACATTCATAGTAATCATCTAATATTTGGTCATCTTGACTGACAGCGTAGTTGCTGTAACTATGACTCCATGATGCCATATTATTTTGCGAAACGATGTTATGCATACTTGTTCTCCTTTTTAACTTTACTCATGATGTAGAGAAGTTTCAGTGCATCTTGTTGTTCCTCTTGTGTGTAGGTTTCCCTGACTGATATTATTTATGCAAGTTATGTTTGTATTCCCTGATACATTTTACAAAAATAAATGCCTACTAATTTATACCTAAATATATTTTTTAAAACTGTGAGGGTAGGAGTCGAACCTACAAGTCCCGCCAGAGACACTAGTTAAACAGACTAGAGCGTTTACCGTTTCGCCACCTCACAAAGGAATCCCTAATCAGGGATTGCTTGCATGATGCGAGTGACTCCTATTCCACCACCAGATCTGGGGAAGAAGTCGAATGATAAAAATTCATCTAGTTCTTTCTCAACTCTTTCTTTACCAAACTTATCATAAAGAATCTGTGAGTATCCACCATCAGATATAGTATAGAAGGTCTCACGCATTTGTTCTTTATCAGTACTACGTTCAGCAGAACCAATAGTTTCCATACCATTTAAGATTACATCAATCTTTCTACTAGTACCATCATCATTCCTCGACATGTTCCAGAAAGGTGATGTCCACTCAGGGAAGTCAGTAATCATACCAGAACCAATTTGTCTTTCATGATCATGATCTAATTCTTCAGTATTGAAATGGTCACACCATGCATCATAAGTTCTTTCAACTAATGGTGGTAATCCCATATGCTTACATAGGTCTATCTCCATTTGTTTAAGATCATCTACACCGCCATGCATTTCAAACTCAAACATTGGGAAGATAGTTTCGTGCCTACCTGGTACAGGATTTGGTTCTGCTCTGTAAGAGGTAGATAAACA